AGGAAACCCTTCGTTATATGCTAAGTGAAAAGTCGCAGGCGGTTTCAGATTCTTTGGGGTATGTACCTCTTCCAGAGGATCTTCGACAGAAATCTCTTGCTGCTGTTGACAGCATAAAGTAAATGTTGTATAGTTGGGGATCATTTGATCCCCTTTTTTATGAAAAAGAAAGTAGAAAAAATGTTAGAATGGTTCTATCAAGAATCTGATAGAGGTGAACAAAATATTATAGAGTATAAAAATGTTTATGATCTTGTGGAGAAACTTCAGTATCGTTTGGAAGATATGGAAAATGAGCACATGCAATTAACTCGTGAACTTGCTAGATTGCAAGGTAGACTAGATACATTTGAATCTCGATTGCCTGATGAAGAAAGTATTGAAGAAGTACATTAGTCTGATCTCTAAGATTCCAGAACGTCATTATTGGCCAATCTTTATTTTCTTATCACTTTATTTTGTTGTACCCTATAGTGAGATTGTGGTAACAATCATTGCATTAGGGTACTTTAAGTTTGAGAATGCTTACAGAAAAGTATTCTCAAAAATTTTATCACCTCTTCCTGATATAATTAAGTATGGTGGTTCAATCATTTTCTTCTTAGTGATGATAAATGATACTATATTTTATGCCGCTATTATTCTATTTGCTCTGTGGAGTGGTAGAGAAGTAAAAAGAAGGAAACTCTCACCTAATGAAGATTAATCTTTGGTATTCTAAAAGCATGGGACAGTGGCGCTGGACACTTGTAGAAGAGTGGAGAAATGGTGTCACTAAGTCCGAACAACATTCTGGGCAACAACCAATGCTACGCGATGCAATGAATGATGTTGCCAATACTGTAGAGTATATGTTAGAATGTAAGGACAAGGGCGAATAGCTCAGCGGTAGAGCATCTCCTTTACACGGAGGTGGTCGGGGGTTCGATCCCCTCTTCGCCCATTTACTACAACAGTAAAAATGTTTATTAAAACAATTAAGGATCTACTAAAATCAAAAAAACATAAGACCGTTCCAGCACCAGTGTATCTACAAGATGATCCATGGTTTGGTCCTGCTCCTGTGCGTTCACAAAATCAACTGGATTACATGAAGCAAGAAACTCTTATTAAGCAGCAGCAAGCACAGAAAGATGGCAGAGAATATAATGGAGAACCTTGTAATATGCATCAATTGATGTATGAGATGGCAACTTCTAATTGGAAAAATGTGGAAGTTTATGAAGGTGGATCTGAGAATTTTCAGGAGTGATAAATAAAATGGCAAACGACCAAGAACTTCGTCAAGAACTTGAAAGTATTAAAGGTATGATTAGGGATGTTAGTAATCAGGTGCAAGAACTGCGGAAAGCAGTTGGAAGGTCATCCTACGAAGATGAGGAGTTGCGGATGCGAAAACTATACGAGCATCCGTGGCACAAGCATCTCAGGGAAGGATCTATCACTAGTTGAAATAGTAAAGAATACTGATGATAAAAAAACTCCTACGTTTAGTAAGGAAGACCTTGCTTATCAGGAGGCAAGAAGACAAAGAAAGGTTCGTAAATTAGATTTTGAAGTTAGATAAGTGTTACGATATGAACACTTTCTTGACAAAGTACAAATACTGAGTAATATAGCTAGTGTGTACTTTGGGAGAAAAACATGGACAATCACACCTTCAATAACTGGGTGAAAGTAAAAGAAACTTTTGAATCTTCTGGAAATACTGATAATGCATTTTATAGAAGAGCATGTTCTATTGTTTCAAGTCCTTCAAGAGAGGATCCTATGGAACAACACCTTAAGTTTGATGTGGAGTGATTGTTATGTTTAAAGATTGGGGTAAGGGGTCTGAACCGCCTGAATGGACAACTAAGACAGAAGTGCAGGAGATGATTGATGATGCAATACGAAAGCATAATCGTAACGCTGGAATCATTAGTATGTTTGTTGGATTTTTTGTACTAGGACTCTTTAGTGAGGGTCTTCTTAGACTCATTGGAGTAATCGATCCCATATTCCCATGGCTCAAAATCACCTTATAGACTGGATTGGAATAGTTTTAGCGTTGTCATTTGGCATGACCATGTTCTACCATGGTCATGCTATTTTTCATGGGAAAAATGGATATAAACATAGTGAAAGAGAGAAGCATAAGTCTGCAGTAACTAGAAAACGTATAGAAAAATTACTTAAAGACAAGTAGTATACATAACAATATACTGGAATATTTTCTCCATGAAAAAATTTTTACTTGCTTTAATGTTGATTGCTTCTCCAGTAGGTGCTGAAGAAAATATTACCAAAGGATTCTATAGTATGGATGCAATGGGTTGCATGATAGTAAGAGAGTGTACTAAAGATGTTAAACGAATTAAAAGTATTCAAGATATTAAGGATCACTATCCCAGCAGTAATTTTAGTAGCATTGATTCTGAGTTTGATGACATCATCGCCTCTTTTGATAGGGTCGGAGTTGGTGTCTTTTTAGGAAATGAAAGATATTTTCCACCTGGACACAGAGGTGTTTATCATACGGTTTCTAATAATTTCTTTTTGAATGAATCTTTTATGCATCGCCAAAGCACACTCATGGCAGTGACCAGGCATGAAGGGTGGCACGCTGCACAGGATTGTATGGCAGGAACTATTGATAACAGTTTGATTGCCATTATTCATAATGAAGAAGATGTTCCTAGGGTGTGGCAGGCAATTGCTAAAGACACTTACAAAATGACTCCAGATGCAATTCCTTGGGAGAAGGAAGCATTCTGGGCAGGACATACAAAAGGAATGACTGCCAAAGCACTAGAGGCATGTGCTGCTGGAAAGATGTGGGAGGTTTATAAACCAACACCTATGACTGAGGAGTGGTTGCGCGAAAATGGTTTTATGTGATATACTATTTTTGTTGGCAGGGAGACCTTTCAGCTGCGGTAGTCCTCTTTGGTAGATTCAGGATTAGCGGCGATTAGAATCTACCACTTACGGGGTGTAGCTCAGTTTGGTAGAGCGCCGTCTTTGGGAGGCGGATGCCCAAGGTTCAAATCCTTGTACCCCGATCGCCAGTTTTCGATCTGGCATCTTGACTATATAAAGTCAATCACTTATAATAATAGAGTAAACCAAATACAACAATGGCACTTACTGAAAAATTCAAGAAAGACATTAGCATTCTCCGTGCTGCTGCCGATGGCGAAATTTTCCTTGATGTAAAGAATCCGAAACTTTTCAAAAAGGTGCGCCGCTACTACGAACGAGAAGGAGTGGTGTTTTCAGGAGAACCTCTAGATGATTATGAAATTTTGATGGAATATCTTTTCCAAGATCTTGAAACAGTTGAAGTTGTATGAAAATTTTACTTGAACGTTTTCCTTATAGGTACATTGAGGATGGGATTCTAGAAAATGGACTCCCAGACTATCGCATACAAAAAGCAGATAGTTATACCAAAAGGTATAGAGACATGTATCTTCTTGATAATCAAATGCAACTGCTCACTGCTATTGATGATTTTGAATACACCAAATGGTTAGATCCAGAAGGTGTTCCTTGCTATATAAAAGACAGTGTATCTGCCTCTTAACACATGGAAAAGGATGCTATAAATCTTACTCTTAAGCATGAGTGGATGACAGTATCTGATGCCAAACTTTTACTTCATTATCAATATATGAGAGTGCGATCTCATAAAAAATATGGTGGATGGAAGACAGTTCAGACTCTCATGAACATTGCCTATGGCATTTATCAAAGAGAGTCTGAAGAACTCTTAAGAGCAAGATTAGATTTAATTAAGTCACAGATGGAGAATATCTAAATAAAACTGAGAATTTAATTTAAAACTATGGCTGCAAAAGGGAGCGCAGGAAAATCTGCAAGTGGTGCATCAATGTCTAAGTACGACGTTGAAGTTGAGGGAAGACTCAAAGCACTTGAAGCGAAAGCACACAGTAAGTGTGATGGTGGCGGGGCAAAACTGAATGCAGCAGGACTTCCTCCTCTTGCATCTCATAAAGACGAAGCATATAAGAGATTGGATGCATTGGAGAAGAGAGTAGAAGCATTGATCTCTGCTCTTTCCTGAATACTGAGGGGTTTACAAGACCCCTCTTTTTTTATATAATACATAGGTATGGACTAAATCTAAAAACAATGAGTGACTTTAAAAAAACAGCATTGGTTCTCGGTGCTGGTGGCTTCATTGGAAGTCATATGGTTAACCGACTAGTTGAAGAAGGATATTGGGTTCGTGGTGTAGATCTAAAAGAACCCGAGTTTTCTCCTAGTCGTGCTCATGAGTTTGTTCGTGGAGATCTTCGCGATGCTAACTTTGTTTCTAGGGTCATTCAATTTAAAGGATACCAAGGTAACTTTTATAATTCTATTCCTTATCGAACTATTCAAACATTCGATGAGATCTATCAGTTTGCTGCTGATATGGGTGGCGCAGGTTTTGTTTTCACTGGAGAGAATGATGCAGATATCATGCATAATTCCTGTGCTATTAATTTGAATGTTCTTGAGGAGCAGCGTAAACTTAATGAGAGATATGGAGAAGACTGGAATCAAATTCCAGAACACAATAGAAGACTAACTAAAATTTTCTACTCTGGATCTGCCTGTATGTATCCAGAGTACAATCAACTTGACCCTGATAACCCAGACTGCCGTGAAGAATCAGCATACCCCGCAGACCCCGACTCTGAATATGGATGGGAGAAACTCTTTGCAGAGCGGTTATACCTTGCATATGAGCGTAACCATGGTATTCCTGTTCGCATTGCTCGCTATCACAACATCTTTGGTCCCGAAGGAACCTGGGACGGTGGAAGAGAGAAGGCACCAGCTGCAATCTGCCGTAAAGTCGCTTACCTCCCGGAGACGGGTGGAGCAATCGAGGTGTGGGGAGATGGCTTACAGACTCGTTCCTTCCTGTTCATTGATGAATGCATTGAAGCAACTCGAAGGTTGATGGAATCCGACTTCACTGGTCCTGTGAATATTGGATCTGAAGAAATGGTTTCAATTAATGACCTAGTAGACATTACTGCTAAGGTTGCTGGTAAGGTAGTGCATAAGATGTATAAACTAGATGCACCAACTGGTGTACGTGGACGTAACTCTAACAATGATCTCATCCGCGAGAAACTTGGATGGGATTATGAGCAGACTCTAAAGGAGGGTATTCGTAAAACATACGAATGGATTCTTGCACAAACCAAAGTGACTACTACCGAACGAATTACATGAAATCTATCACTGTAGTATTGAACGCATACAAGCGTTCCAATTTGAAAGAACAAGTAGAGGCAATTAGGAACCAGACAGTAGAAGTAGATGAGATTTTCTACTGGCAGAATACTGCTCCTGGAATTGAGTATGATGAAGACACTTACACTGAGTTGAATGCAGCTCTCAGCAACTACAACTATGGAGTATGGGCAAGGTTTGCTTTTGCTTTAAATGCTAGGACTGATTATGTTTGCGTCCTTGACGATGATACGATTCCAGGAAATAGGTGGTTAGAAAACTGCCTAGATACCTATGAAACTCATCCTGGACTTCTTGGAGGAATTGGTCTCCGTTTTGAGAACGGTGATTATGAATTAACCAGAACAGAAGATGGTAAGTTCGCTCGGTTCGGATGGGATGTAAATCCAATCTGTGCAGGCAACAATACAGAACCTGTGGAGGTAGATATTGTTGGTCACTCTTGGTTCTTCTCTAGGGATCTTCTTTCTGTGTTTTGGAGAGAACTTCCTGGTACTCAATGGACGATGCTTTGTGGTGAAGACATTCACTTCTCGCATATGATTCAGAAGTATACTGACTTGAAGACCTATGTTCCACCACATCCACCTAACGATAAGTCTATGTGGAGTAGTCTCAAGGCAATTGAGTATGGTGGTGATCAACACGCTACAGCAAACATTACAGTTGGTACAGGTGAAATGGCTATGTACCTCAGGCACTGTGTGGATGATGGATTCAAACTTTATAAGGACAGAAACTGATGGAATTAATGGAAGCATCTCCCTTTGAACCTTACGTTGAGGTTCAGGGGAGCTCTAGAATTAAGTATGCAAAACTAATTAAAGATGCATATGAGAAAGCATTGACTGAAGAATCAAATCTTCCTGATTGGATTCTTACTCTTAATGGAATGTCCGGTAAACGGTATCGTCATTTTGTTAACAACTTGATTGCTACTGTTCCTGATGCACGGTATCTTGAAGTTGGATCTTGGAAAGGATCTACTGCTATGGCTGCTATCTATGGTAACAAAGTATCTGCAGTGTGTGTTGATAACTGGTCTCAGTTTGGTAATGTACGCGAAGAGTTTTGTAACAATGCTGAGCGATGCACTAATGATGATACGCAACTAGAACTCTATGAAGGAGACTTTAGAGACGTAGAGTATGATGATATCGGTAAGCATAATGTTTACTTCTTTGATGGTCCTCATGAAGAACAAGATCAATATGATGGTCTTGCTCTAGCACTACCCGCTCTTGATGATGAGTTTATTCTTATCATTGATGACTGGAATGATCCACGTCCCAGAGATGGTACACTGAGAGCGATTGAAGAACTTGGTATCACGGTCAGATACTCTATGCAGATTCGTACCAGCAATGGTGTTGATATTGTTTACCCAACTCCTCATGTTCTGGAGAATAGTCTCTGGCATAACGGATATTACTTTGCTGTTTGTAAAAAATGATTGAAGTAGATGCCCTGGTTATTCAGGGTCCAACAACCTACTGTAAAGAAGTTTCAGAATACTACAAAGACTACAAACAGGTATGGTCAACGTGGAACTCTGAACCAAAAGAGAATCTGGATTATCTTCGGAGTCTACCAAATGTTTCTTTGGTGACTGATGATCTTCCAGTTCTTTCTGCTAAGGAAAAGTCTGGAGCTGGTCATGGTCCATGGTGTCTTGAGAGGGCTCTTTATCAATGGACATCTACTCTCAACGGATTCAAACTTGCAGAACAAAAAGGATATAACTTTTGTCCAAAGATACGATCAGACTTTTTGATCGATCTTGACGCTGCTCTACCAAAATGTGATCCAGAGGCATTTAATTCTCTCGGATGGCATAAAGGTAGTGTTGGATATCTAGTTGATTACTTCTATCTTGCAAAGACGAAAGATATTATATCTATGCTTGAGGGATGTATAGCACTCAGAGTACCTGCCCACGCTGAAAATGTAATGACTTATTGTTGGATTGCATGGGCACAAAAAAGAAATTTAAAATATTGTTTAGATGAATCTGTGTATACTTATTCTTTAAAACATAAGTATACTACCGAATTGTTCATGGGAGAAGTTGCGAAGGGTATTTGGATTGTTGATCATGATCAACAGCATGACTCTAAAAATCATTTACATACTTTCACCAAAGATAATTTACCTGATAAGTATCCTTTAGTTCATGGATGGGGACCTGGAGTATGAGAGACTACAAAGAAGAGATTGAATTTTTCTATAACAAACTGGTAAACCGTGAGAAGTTTGCTCTTGGAAAGTTTGCTGATGGTGAATGGGGAGCGATCAAAGGAACACAATTCCTTCCTGCTAATGGTGAGTGGGCTGCTAATGGAGACCACCCTCTCTATGAGGTTGCTAGGAGAGAACTAGAAGCATCACTTCGTTATAAGCATCCTGATTACTACGTTGCTATCTGTCCCTGTTATCAGGATACGATCACATTTTCCGAGCAACCAGAAAGTAATATCACATATGCAAATATCTTTGTGAATTCAAATTATGAGTTCTATAAGGAAAAGTATATCGAAGTTTATAAAGAGTATGATGTTCACCTCGTAACTCATAAGGATACGAATCTAGACAATCTTCCGTTTAAGGTAGAAAAATTTTATCCAATCGAGTATAATGCATGGGTACTCAACCGAGACCTGCCTGATCAGATCTTGAGTGAGAATCCTGAGGGTAAATTATTTCTCTTTGCTGCAGGAGCCTTTGCTAACATCCTTGCATGTAAACTGTGGGCAAAGAATAAGAACAACACTTATCTTGATGTTGGATCTACTCTCAATCCTTGGACTCAAATTGAACGCTTGAAGCGTGAATACTACATGGGTAACAAAGAACTTGAGTGTCTTGTATGTCCCTGCCCAAACTATTCTCCATCTAAATTATGATCTCTTTTAATAGTCTTGGAAATCTGGGGCGACTTGCTAATCAGATGTTCCAGTATGCATCTATCAAGGGAATTGCAAACAACTGTGGGCTTGAGTTTGCTCTACCACCAGAAAATGCTTTTGGAACTAGAGATCCTATGGTGAGAAACTCTGATACTAACTTGTATCAGACGTTTAAACTTCCTTCATTTAAGCAGGAAATGTGTGCTCATCCTCAGTATGTTGAGGAGAACTTTGCATTTATCCCAGAACTTTTTACAAGGTGTCCAGACAACATTGATTTGGTGGGTTATTTCCAAACCGAAAAATATTTTAAACATATCCAGTATGAAATACGAAAGGACTTTACTTTCATTGATGAAGTATCGGAACCTTGTAAGGACATTTGGAAGTCTATCTTTGGTGGTGCAGATGTCCTATCTCTGCATGTTCGTCGCGGAGACTATGTTGGACACACTGCACACCCTGTGCAAAGTATGGAGTACTATAAGACAGCACTTTCTTACTTCTCTCCAGATCAACCCGTGCTTCTCTGCTCTGATGATCCCGATTGGTGTAGAGAGGAGTTTAAAGAAGATCGTTTTATGATCTCTACTAGTGGTGATACTCGCGTGGATCTGTGTCTGATGACCATGTGTAAATACCACATCATCGCCAACAGTTCTTACAGTTGGTGGGGAGCATGGCTTGCTAATAGTGAGAAAGTTATTGCTCCTGATAAGTGGTTTACTGGAGAACTTGCTCACAAAGACACCACTGATATCTATTGTCCTGGTTGGATTACAATCTAATGTCTGAACTAACTGTTATACTTCCATGTGCGGGTGAGGGAACTAGACTTTCTCTCCCTTACCCAAAGGAAATGCACTCTATCGAAAAGAACAAATCCCTGATTGATTATAGTTTTGATCTTTTTTCAAACTATGGTCGCAGGGATGTTGAGTTTGTAATTACACTCAATGAAAATAAAACAGAACTTGTGAAGTATCTGAGTCGATACAAGTCTAGATACAATATCTCATTTACATTCTTCAACCCTGCAGAGACTGAGTACACAGGATCTATAAAGAGTGCAAAGCATTTGTTTGGTGAGAAGAATCTTGTTCTTCTTCCAGACACTTTTATGAAGTTGAAATCCTCTCAAGATATTGTGAATCTTGTTCATGATAGTCTAAATGAGACTGGATTTACTTTCTTCTTCAAGAGAGATATAGACAACGATATGTTGAGAACCAAAGGATCTCTTTGGATTGATGAGAACAATCTGGTTCAAGAGTATGAAGATAAACCTCAGGAAGATATAAATCGCTTCAATGCTTTCTGGACAGCCTTTGCTTTCAGAAAGCGTGTCTTTGATAATTGTATTGAGTTTATGGAGAAATCAACACTGAAGCATCGTCTTCTTGCAGGAGAGATCGAATCTACTCCGATATATAAGTCGAAAGCAATCGAGGTTGAAGAATATGTTGACCTGGGAACTTGGGATCAAATATATCAATTCAAGCATGGATAAGAAGATAATTGTTGATTGTGATGGAGTTCTTCTAGATTGGGCATATGCATTTGATGTATGGATGGCTGAGCATGGATTTCATAGGATACCTGATACAGAAAAACATTACTCTCAATCTAAGAGATATGGAATATCAGATCTACAAGCAATGAGGCAGATCCAGAGGTTTAATGATTCTGGATGTGTGGGATTTATTCCTGCATATAAGGATGCCGTAGAATATGTAAACAAATTACATAATCTTGGGTGGAGATTTGAAGTTGTTAGTTCTTTAAATAAGGACAAGTATGCTCAGAGATTAAGGGAGAAAAATTTAACACATCTTTTTGGGAATGTGTTTGATTTTATTGACTGCAGTCTTGATCATACTTACACAAAGGAAGAATATCTACGAGAGAGATACTCAGGACAAAATCACTTTTGGTTAGAGGACTCTGTAAGTAACGCTATAGCTGGTAGAAATATTGGTCTCAATAGTGTTATAATGGATCATGAATACAACCAGGAATGGGATGGTCCTCGGGTAATTAATTGGCAACACGTTTATCAGATGATACCAAATGACGACACCACACATTGAAGCAGATGTAGGAGCATATCATGAGACTGTTCTCATGCCTGGGGATCCACTCAGGGCAAAGTGGATTGCTGAAAATTTCTTAGACAAGTATGAAGTTGTGAACAAAGTTCGCAATTGTTTGGGGTACAGCGGAACTTACAAAGGAAAGAAAGTATCAGTTCAGGCTAGTGGTATGGGACAAGCAAGTCTTGGGATCTATGCATTTGAACTATACAATGTTTATAATGTTGAAACGATCATCAGAGTTGGAAGTTGTGGAGGTATTGCTCCTGATTTAAAGATTGGAGATATTGTTGTTGCGATGTCTGCTGCAACTGATAGTGCTATGACTGAGAATCTGATTCCTGGATTCAAACTGTGTCCATGCTGTGACTACCATCTCTTAAAAAACTACATGAAGCAGAACCCTATTGCTTCTGTTGGTCAAATGGTCTCCAATGATTATTTCTATCAACCAGATTTTAAATGGCACGAAAAATTTGCTCGCATCGGAGTCCTTTCTGTCGATATGGAAACTCATGTACTCTATAGTCTTGCAATGAGATTCGGGAAAAGGGCTTTGTCCGTGAACACTGTCTCTGATCACCTAAGTAGTGGTGAAGAAATGACCTCTCTGGAACGAGAGCAAGGATTAAATTACATGATTAGAAGTGTTTTGGAGAGTCTATGATTAATTTATTTTATGAAGAGTCCTATTGGATGGGAACTAATAGGATGACTGGACCCCGTGCAGTGGTAAGAAATCTTTTAGCAAGTTTAGAAGATCAGAAGATCCCATATGCAATAAACGAAGAGAAGTATGATCGTAACTTTATTGTTCAGTACGATAGAAATGGATACATCAAACACTCCAGTTTAACTCTTGAGAATTGTGTTATTGGTCCTCAGATTTGGTTCTTTGATGAGCATGTAAAAGAACTTCAACAACACCCTGAGAGATACAAATCCATTATTGTTCCATCTCAGTGGACAAAAGATCTTGCTATAGATAAGTTTGGATTTGATAGAGTAGAGACATGGCCTGTAGGCATCCCACTTCCAGAAATCAAAAGAGATGATGATGTTCATCAGTTTGATTGTATGATTTATTCTAAGCGTAGATCTGTACAAGAATTCAATGCTGTCTCTGATCTACTTCAGAAAAAGAAAATGTCTTATAGGACGCTTGTGTATGGTAACTACGATCAGAAAGAACTTGCACTTATGTGTAGTAGAGCAAAGTTCTGTTTCTTACTGAATGGTACAGAGAGTCAAGGTATTGCTGTTCAGGAAATAATGTCTCACAACATTCCTATCTTCTCTTGGGATGTATCAGAATGGAATGATATGGGTCCTAAGTATTCTATACCTGCAACTTCTATTCCATATTGGTCTGATGAATGTGGTGAAGTATATAGAACTACTGATCCACCTCTTGATCATATTCTTATGGAGGAGGCATTTGATAAATTCTATGGTAATATAGACAAGTATAACCCTCGTAAATATGTTGAAGACAATCTTACTTATGAACATTCTGTAAAACGATTACTGGAGATATTATGCTGATTTCATTAGATGGCTTGGTAAAAAAGTACGACATGAAAGTCGTAGGAACTCTTCATATTGGTGCTCACTTTGGTGAAGAAGTAAAGGATTACATTGACCTTGGGATTAAGAACCTTTGTTTCTTTGAACCTATCTCTAGAACTGTAGACATTCTACACGGTCAACTTGCTGAGTATGCAGATCAAGCAAACATTCAACTCTGGCCATACGCTCTTGGAAATCAAGATTGTGATGTTGAGATGTACGTCAGTGATCATGACGGAATGTGCAGTTCTGTTTTGAGACCTAAGATTGTTCTTGAGCAGTATCCAGGCATTAAATTTCCTAGAAAAGAACGGGTCAAAATGGTTCGCCTTGATGACTGTGATATTGATCCTGCAGATTATAACTTTATGAATATCGACGTTCAGGGATATGAACTTGAGGTCTTGAAGGGCGCAGAGAACTTGTTAAATAGCATTGATTACGTTTATACTGAGATCAATGTTGCTGAGGTTTACGCAAATGCACCTCACGTTGATGAACTAGATAAATTCTTATCGACATACGGATTCTCCAGAGTAGAGACTGATTTGTCTGGAACAACTTGGGGAGACGCTTTCTATATCAAGGAGAAATGAAATGGCTAATTACAATGTATCGCAAACATGCCAGGTACAGGGACTGGATTATATCTTAACAAAATACTTTGGATTTCCTTCCGAGGGATTCTTTGTTGAGGTTGGTGCATTTGATGGTGAATCTTTTTCAAACACCTCCTGTCTTGCTGATCATGGTTGGGGTGGTATCTATGTGGAACCTGTAGAGGAGCATTATGATGCTTGTTTGCGTCGTCATGAAAAGAACGAAGAGATTGCAGTTGTTCAGTGTGCTGTAGGATCAGTAGATAAGGTCATTGATTTGTATGTTGGTGGTCCTCTCACTACATCTGATCCCGAACAGGTTAAGCGATACTCTGAGATCGATTGGGCTCAGCACATTCCATTCTCAAAACGAGGAGAGATTGAACAAGTAACTCTTGATAGTCTTCTTGATTACTTTGATATTGAACCAGGTCAGATTGATCTCTTGACTGTAGATGTTGAAGGAAGAGAAGCGGATGTGTTTGAGGGATTCGATCTTAGTGAATGGCTTCCGAAGATGATGATCATTGAATTGGAAGATGAGCATGAATCATTCCAAAAGTATCAAGATCACGTTGCGGTTCATAGAGCACTTAGAGAAAAGATTCATGCTGCTGGGTATGTGGAGATCTATAAAGATCACATCAATACCATCTTTGTTCAAGAATTGTATGAGCAGGATGTGCAAGATGCATGGAGAGCATTAGAAGAGGAGAAGGCAGCATGAAAATCTGCATCCTAACTATTGCTACAAACAAATACATTCATTTTGTTCAGGAACTTTACGATAACATTGAAGAGTTTTTTCTTCCTGGTCATGAGAAGACATGTCTCTTGTTCACTGATCATGAACTAGAGGAAGTATCAGACAATGTTAGGGTTCATAAAATCGATCATGAACCATGGCCAATGCCTACTCTTAAGAGGTATAACTACTTCATGAAAGAAAAAGATTTTATTCTTGAGCATGACTATTGTTTCTACTTTGATGTAGATATGGCGATTGATCAGATCGTTGGTGATGAGATTCTTGGTGATCTTGTAGCAACGAATCATTTCTATCAGTCTCGTCTATCGGACGCACAGAAGTCTTTTGATAGGAATTCCAGTTCACTTGCTTATGTTCCATACGAGGAGAAGACAAGATCTTATTATGCGGGAGGGTTTAATGGTGGAAAGACAGAATTCTTTATGAATATGGCTGAGGTCATTGCTTTTAGAGTTAATATAGATCTTGAAAATAATGTTATCGCTCAATGGCATGATGAGTCACACATGAATCGATATATGATTGATCATCCACCAACACTACCTTTATCATATGAGTATTGTTATCCAGAACCAGAGTTAGGTAGGTATCCTGACGATAAACCAAAAATTATTGCACTGTTGAAAAATCATGGCGAACTTAGATCTTAGAGAAATCCCAGCAATTTATATCAATTTAGATTCTGATACTGAAAGAAACGAGAGAATGCAATCCGTGCTTACTGAGTTTGGGTTTAAGAACGTTATTCGTCTCTCTGCTACAGAGATGCCTGATAGGCTAGCAGCATGTTCTCAGTCACACTACAATGCACTACAGGAAGTTGATCCTCCATTCATCGTATTTGAGGATGATTGCTTAATCAAGAACTTAAACCCTGTAATAAATATCCCCGACGACTCTGATGCAGTTTATCTTGGTATCTCGTCGTGGGGAAGGATGAATGGTCATTCGGGACCTTGTGTATTCTATGAGGAAGTGGTAGACTTTCCTGGTATATCGCGTGTGTATAACATGCTAGGAGCACATGCAATCTTATATCTTTCCAAAGAGTATGTAAGCTTGTGCTCTAAGATTTCTGATTGGTATTGCAAAGAAGAATATCATCAAGATATTGGTTTTGCAGAGGTGCAGAAATACTACAATGTTTATACCTTCGATGATCCAATCTTCTATCAGACCAGTTCTAATGGAACTGATCAGAAGTTGAGTTCTTATCCTAGTATTGAATTTGTTCAGTACGACAAACGTTTTTGGAAACCTGTGGGAGTTTGAAATGCCGCATAGTTTAGTCACTGGAGGGGCAGGATTCATTGGATCGAATCTTGTAGACGCTCTCCTAGAGAAAGGGCATGATGTTACATGCGTTGATAATGAGCACTCTGATGCTCATGACGAGTTTTACTGGAATAAAAAGGCGTGGAATGTTAAGGGAGACATTAGGGATTATGACCTGATGAAAGAGCTGATGGGTGGAGTAGATTATGTTTTCCACCTTGCTGCTGAGGCACGTATTCAACCTGCTATTTTGAATCCCATTGAGGCAGTTAGCATCAACTGTGTTGGTACTACTACGGTCCTTCAGGTCGCTAGAGAGTGTGGAGTAAAGAGGGTGATATACTCTTCCACATCCTCTGGATATGGTATGAATAAATCTCCTAATGTTGAGACAGATCCTGATGATTGTCTAAATCCTTACTCTGTTTCCAAGGTTGCTGGAGAAAAATTATGCAGGATGTATACGCAACTGTATGGACTTCAAACAGTGTGTTTTAGATACTTTAATGTCTATGGTGAAAGGCAACCTCTAAGGGGTCAGTATGCCCCTGTAATAGGCATCTTCCTGCGTCAGAAGGCAGCAGGGGAGAAATTAACTATTGTTGGTGATGGGAACCAGCGCAGAGACTTTACTCATGTAAGTGATGTTGTCCGTGCAAACATCATGGCTGCTACCAAAGAAGTAGACTCCGAATCCTTTGGTGAAGTTTATAATATTGGTACAGGAACCAACTATTCGATTAATCAAATTGCAAGAATGATTGATTGGCCTACTACAAATATTGCTCCTCGTCCTGGCGAGGCAAGAATAAGTCTTGCTAACAATCAAAAAATGCGTAAAACTTTTGATTGGTCTCCCACTGTGAAATTAGAAGATTGGATTAAAAAATATGGACAGAAACAAATCCGTGTTTAAGTTAGAAGGTTTCGGACCAATCTATTGTATCAACCTTGATGAACAACCAGAGCGATGGGAGTACATGAAGAAGCAATATGATTACTGGGGACTAAGTAATGTAGAAAGGATCTCTGCTTATGATGGTAGAGAAGATGATCTGAGTGATATTATTCAGGGTAGATATCCTGAGGCAGTATCTTCGGGGGAGATTGGATGTATTACATCTCACTTGAAAGCTATTAAGCATTGGTATGAAACATCCGACTCTCCCTATGCAGTAATCATGGAGGATGATTGTAAGTTAGATCTTGTTAAATATTGGAACTTTACATGGAGAGACTTCTATAGTAAACTCCCTTATGATTGGGACGTTATTCAACTCGCAATCATTTCTACTGGAGATATCCATGTGGGGATTCATAAGAGATTCGTAAATGATTTCTCTACTGCCTGCTATATCATCAACAGGCATCATGCAGAAAAACTGATTAAGTTTCACTGTAGGAAGAATAAGTACAAACTGGATAATGGAGTCAAGCCCCGTGCAGTTGCTGATGATTTAATTTACAACTCGGGTAATACTTTTAGTATTCCTATCCTCTTGTATCATATTCCCCTGGGATCTTCGATTCATCCAGAGCATATTGATGCGTTCCATAAGAACAGTCATGATGGTATCTGGAATTTCTGGAGTCAAAACGGAGCAAGTCTTGACCTAGACGCTTTGATGAACTATAATCCTTATCTTGGTCGGGTCTCCGAACCAACAAAATCTAGTTAAGGTTATTAACTATACTAAATAATTCACCTTTTGCTTTGCATTAGGTATAATTACACAGAACCATGTCGAGGTTCTTCCATCTGCGGGTATTCATTCCGCAAGTAAATAAAGGTACACAAAAATGTTTAAATCTCTATTCGCAGCAACCGCTGCTCTCTCTATGTCTGCTGGTGCTGCTGTCGCTGGTCCCTATGTTAACGTGGAAACCAATGCTTCCTGGGCTGGAGATGACTATGTGGGAGCTCTTACAGATCTTCACGTTGGATTTGAAGGAGAAGCAGGTGTTGCTGCCTGGTATGTGCAGGGCGGACCAGCTATTCTCGCTGTTGACGGTGCTGAGAACGAGACCCGTTACTCTGGTAAGGTCGGTGTTGGACTCCCTGTCTCTGAGGCAGTCGATATTTATGCCGAGCTCTCTGCAGTTACTGCAACCGATGAGTTTGAAATGGATGATCTGAGTGTTGGTGGTAAACTCGGGGTTAAGTACACCTTCTGATAGTTCACGCCGTAACACACATTACGATATCCTAACGACCTCCCTAACGGGAGGTTTTTTTATGGTTAAATTTGAATTAAGTGCTAATATATACCAAGGTTTATCTAACAAAAA